CGGATACAGTGAATATAAGACTGCATTTATTTTTGGTGTAATCGTAAACAACTTGTTCTTGAGTTTTAATCAAAGAACAGACCAACTGATAGTCTGACATCAGTGGTCAAAAGATCGAAGTTTTTTCTTCGTCTTTGGATTTATCTCTAGTTAGATAACCTATACCAAATACTACCCAAAATGCTAAAAATAAACATAAACCTAACATAACTTTCCTTCTGCTTCATACAGCAATAACTTATACTATACAACAATTAAGGAATGTTGTCAACCTTGTCGGACTCCGCAGGGCGTGTGGTTCCTCCGACTAGATTGATAGGCCTCTCACCTACTGCTATCTGCTATGCAGAAATGCCCCTGTCAGATTAATGATTAATCCACTCGCTATTTTTATATGGTTTCCCAACTTCTGCTTGCGGTAGATAACTGACTATTTTTTTCTTAAAATGTTTTATTATAGGATGACCGTGATCGTGTCCAAATGCTTTTAGATACATGATATAACAATTTTTTGTATATCTACCTTTGTGATTTTGATTTATGTAGTTTATAATCTTTGTTTTTTTGCCGTTAAACATTTCATGTAATTCACAGGCAGTATTAAATGCATACGCATCAATCTCGTCTCTACATCCTAGGTAACCCTGCTCTTCTCTTTGCTTAGTTCTACTGGCCGTACTAGGAAACTCTGGTGTTGTTTTCCAGTTCCTACGGCGGTGTTGTCTCATGTGTATAATTTCATGTAGCACAGTATCGGCAAATGTTGAACATATTCTAGAGAACATTCTAGGACTTAATTTTACAGGTTTTGTTTTATTATGATAATTGAAATTAATTTCAATGCATTTTTTATATTCTGCATCAAAGTCACTATAGTATGCACCACCGATCCAAACTTTTCCCGGATCTACTTTAGTTGAATAAAGTTTTCTAAACCTAATAGGAATATATTGGTTAATTTGATTTTTAAACTTACGCTGGATTTGCTCGGGCGTAAGTTGTTGATTGACTATTTTGTCATGAGTTTGATATAAAATATCAAAAAGAGTTTTTCTATCCAATTGGAACCAGTCAAAAGCGGCGTCTTTTTTCATGATCTTACCCTATATATCAGTAATTATCCTAAAAAAACTTTCCATTATATTTGTATATAATATGGCGGGCCCTGCAGGAATCGAACCCACATCGCCAAGTTCGAAGCATGGCATTCTATCCGTTGAACTAAGGACCCTTAAAAATGGTGTGGCTGGTAGGACTTGAACCTACAAGGTGAAGCTAGGCTTCAAACCTATCCCTGAAACCTTTGGCGGGTTTTTCGGAGCTATGCCAATTTCGCTTACAGCCACAGTTAACTTTAACATGTTATTGTATTTAAGTCAAGTAATTGTGAGTAAATTAACTACCGTTATAAATAGCGTTATGAGAGAGTAATAACATGGTCATGTGCAATCTTCAACCTGAGTTTGATTCAAACTGGATTGATTTAATCAAATTAGATCCGGTACATCCAACGGACGAAAAAAAGAATTTAATGAGAAGATTGGGAAATGATAGACTCATTTATACTCTTATCATGGACGGCAAACCTTGTGCCATGCTTCAGGTGGCGCTCAAAAATAAATGCCCCACTACTGCAAATGAACTTTGGAATAAACGGGAAGATGTAGATTTTAACTATGCTGTGTTTTATTCCGTATTCCGGTTACCCGGTGCAGACAATGCCAAGGGGTCTGTAAAAGAATTAATATTTGAGGCCGCCGCAGACCTACAAAAAAGATATGTAGGAATTTCAAAGTTTATTACATTAAGCCCAATACCTAGTCTTCGTAAAAACTTTAAAAAGAATCCCGGTATTGAAGAAGTACAAGAATACATATTCAATAAAAAAGACCCAGTAGCACGATTCCATATGATGAATGGAGCCTTACCCTGGGCTGTTAGACCAAAAGCTGATTCTAGCAAATTACGTAAAGATGAAAGTTGGGGTTGGATGGTCAGTTATGATTATACACCACTACTAGACCATCCAACCATTAAACTACATCCTATAGTAGAAATAGCCTAATTACATTGTAGGACCGTTTCCGTTCCTAAAGTCAATACTACCGCCTTCTTCCTTAATACGCCCTTTAACATCTTCAAACAAGATAGGCGCAAAGTCCGGAGTTTGTTCTACGCAAACGCAATGATACCGTACATCGTTCTCATCGCTGTATAAAACCTCTCCAGTTCTAGCATCAACACCACGAGCCTTCTTCACACGATTTGCATGAGTATGTCCGTGAATGTTAGTGCCAAATCGCCCCATTGAATCTGAGTGTAACGGAATATGGCTTAAGATCATTCCGTCCATAACATGATATGCACGTAATTCTCTAAAGTATATCCTGTACTCGTCATCGCGGAAGATGTCGTGGTTGCCGCGAATCAAAACCTTGTCGCCGTTTAAACGGGCTAAGGTACTTAAAGCCTTACGGTTAATAACTACGTCACCTAAATGGTAGACCTTGTCAGTGGGTTTTACCCTTTCGTTCCACGCCTTGACCATTGCTTCGTCCATTTCCTCAGCAGAGTCCCATGGACGTAATTTTGTAACACCATCGTTACGAGTGAAGCGGCAGACGCCGGTATGTCCGAAATGCGTGTCGCTAACTAAAAATACACTAGGCATCTTGCCCTCCTTTCTTTAATATGTCTCTTTTACAATTTTAAATTCTGTTGTCGGATACTTTGCTTTAAACTCTTCAGTCTTGACGTAATCGTTATAGTGCTTTGCATCAAAAAACATACGATGGAAAACTGTTTTGTGATCCAAGGTAGTTACTGTGAGATAAACTGATTTTGCTTTGCCAGCCATTATATGCCTTTCACTGTTTAATGTAATATTATAACATCAGACACAGAGTCTGTCAAGGTATTAATTTTCTACGTTCTCGTCTCTCAGCCGCTAATGTAAAAACTTTCTCATTGTCATTGGTCCAGTCTATTGCTTTCTTAGGAATGATCAAACCTGACTCGAGTGTCACCCCATTAATAGAGTGCGGCTCATTTTCATCATAGGTCCATCCTAGGTGTTTCATCATGCGATGCTTGACTAACAGGTTGGGACTACGAAAAACTTCAGTATCATCAAACCCCATCATGACACCAAGCTCGCAAACTGCACCGCTACGACATACACCTGCTACACAATGCACAATGACGTTCATCCTATTCTCTAATGCATGTTGCAATAATCGAACAAGCTCGGCGGCCTGCTCGTGACTGCAACGCATAGATTCTTCAAGTGCAAAATCCTTTTCTTCAATGTCTAAAAATTCAAACTGATGAACTTCTTTGAACGTATATTTTGGTACAGGAAAATCACCAGGCGGATCCACAATCTGAATCAGCATGGCATTAACTCCGGGGTCAAAATGAAACCCTTTTTTGATGTCGCTTAGTGCAACGTTTTGAATCCATGGCATAATTGCCTCCTTAACATTCAATGTCAATGTGTCGACCTTTGTCTAAATCTAAACGAATATTTCTTGCTACTCGTTCTGCTATGATTTGATCAAGCCTACGCTCTTCAATCTTTTTGCTGTAATCATCGGTTCTTTGTTTCCCCAAACGAGCCTGATCCAACCGATATTGTTCTAGATTATACTTAGTAACACTTTGTTCTGCTCTTGATATTGCCATTACACTCGTTCCTTTTTAACACGACCAATACGTGATGCCTTATTCCAATCGTAGGCAACACCGTCTGGGCATAGTCCGTTCTTCACAGCGTCCACACCAAACATCCCAACGATTTCAAAATCTGTTCCAACGATTCTTACAAATTCGTTCATGCACTTAGCAACGTTCATTGCTTCGGCAAGTGTAAGAACTTTGAGTGTTTCTTCTTTTCCTATTATTTTATACATACCACTATTATAACGCTGGTTTTACCATAAGTCAACCTAAAAGAAAACCAAACTGTATGGTCTACGCCACAGTGAGTTTGGCCATATATGGTCCCACCACCAGGAATCGAACCTGGATTTGAGTCTTAGGAGGACCCCGTTCTATCCATTGAACTACAGCGGGCTATGATATCTGTAGAAGAATATTCTTCAATCCTGTCAAAATATACTACTTTGTTACAATATTCGTGTGCTGTAGATTTTTTATCCTGTTTCCAGTCGCTGCCTTTGACATATACGTCTGGCTGGTAACGTTTCATCAAACCAATCAAATCTTCAGTGCTATCAAATAATTCAACAATGTCTACTGCTTTAAGAGCAGATAGCATGATCCTGCGATCGTTTTGATTATTGATAGGTCGACTATTGCCCTTAAGTTCTCGAACACGACGATCTGTGTCAATGGCAACAATAAGATAGTCACCATAACTATGTGCGGTGTTTAACAACGCAATATGCCCCGGGTGAAGTACATCAAATGTACCATTCACCATCACCGTGGTCATTTTTGACTATCGCCTTTACCCACACGATAGTTGTCTTCAACCGAATCCGGAGTACTAACTTCAATTATTGTACCTTCTTCTTGGCAAATTAATTGATGAGGCTTGCATGGTTCATTATGCCATGTATCTCCCGGTTTGAGATATGTTGTGTATTCTTCAGCGGTAGTAGTATCGATCCACTTGACAAAAAATAAGCCATCTAATACATACCACGTTTCTTCTTTATCTTTGTGAAAGTGCAGACTAAACTTTGCACCAGTATTAAATCGCATCAATTTTCCGCAGTACTTGTCATTGGTGGCCCAAATTAATTCAGAACCCCAACCCTTTTTAACAAAACCTTCTAATCTCATTCTGGTAACTCTCTAAAACGTTGGAGGAAGCTTTCTACATAGCAACTGTATTCTCTTGGCTCAGTATTGCTTTTTTCTCTGTAATGGACCCATGTGTGTCCATCGGGAAGATCGATAGTTCGAATTACAAAAAAGATCTTACTATCGTTTCCAGACCATCTGCTTCCGTCTTTGGGTAATGTTACTTGAACCATCCTATTTTTTCTCCAGCTTGTTTACGGCGCTCATATTCTTCCGGACTGCTAGGATACCGTAACGCCCATACAGCACATAATAACATACCTAGGCCAACTCCTGCAACCAGTTTCCAGTTCCCTGTAGTAAACCAAAGAATAATTAAACTGATGTCCATAGTGATTACCATGGCCCATTTGCCATACGTAGGGAACACACGTTTTTCAGACCAATTACGAAGAAATGGTCCAAACAATTTGTGATTCATAATCCAGTTATGCCAGCGGTCACTGCTTTTAGCAAAACAAAACGCGGCACCCACAGTAGGTGTACTCCAGGGTATACCAGGTGTTACTACTCCAATGTAGGCAATACCTAGGCAAATCATGCCCAGTGTAAACCAAAAAGCCTTTTTAATTTTTTCCATATAACCTTTAAAGTTGGAGCGGGATACGAGAATCGAACTCGTCACTAAACCTTGGCAAGGTTTCGAGATACCACTTCACCAATCCCGCATTACACTTTATTTACTTCTATACCACTCTTGGTTAAAAATTCTACACCGTCTGTATTTCTGTATGCTTCCCCGTACCATACACGTTTTATTCCGCTTTGATAAATTAATTTGGCACAATCCAAACAAGGACTATGAGTAATAAACATATCACTGCCAAGGCCAGATTCGTTTGACTTAGCCAATTTAGCAATCGCATTAGTTTCTGCATGTAATACCTCTGGTCTAGTTTTAAGTTCTTTTATTTCTCGCTGGGGCACTCCATCGACTAAACCAACAACAACTTCATCTTCACAATTGTTATCCCAACCAGCCGGCATACCGTTATAGCCAATACTAATAATTCTATCATCCTTGACCACAATAGCCCCAACATGTAATCTACGAGCATGACTAAGTTCTGCAAACGTTTTTGCAGTCTGCATATAAGCATTGACTAATTTCTGCTTCATTTTAGTCCTAATTCTTTTCGAATCTTAGTAGCACTAATATCAGTTATTGTTTCGTCAAATGACTCTTCGCCGGCAGTATACCCTACACCACGGCCCCAACCAATGTGTACAATGTTAGGAACAACTTGTATTTCATACTGTCCTTGGTATAAGGGATCTAGGTCACGTTTGATAAAACTTTTAACTCTAGCTACTTCAAAAGGATTACTGCCTTGCCATCCTTGCACATCACGTACTTGAATAATAACTTGACCAGTCTTAGCAAGCAATCGTTCAAACAAGGCACGATGTCCATCATGCCACGGTTGCCAACGACCTAGCATCTGTACTGTTTCTTTCTTCCAATCGAATACGGGTCGCTTACGATTATCTATAATATGTGCGGCAATAAACTCACCCCACTTTTCTGCTTTTTGTTCTGTAATACGGAAGTCATAAACTTCAGGTTCTACAAACATGGCATTTGTATCTGCATAGCGACCTTCACGGATAGTGTCAACCCATACAGTCCAATCTGCTTTAAAATTATTACGCATCTCAACTAAGGGTGCAACAAAGTCACAGATAACATAGTCAATGTCTGTTATAGCATCTGCTAGATCACGCATACGTTTACTTTGACGAATACGTCCAGCTTCACTAAAATCCCAGTCATCGTACTTTTTGCGTACATCGTCAGCGTTAAGCCAACCTACACGTTTCTTTTCTGCTTGTAGATGTTCTACAATATGTTGTGCTAGATAAGTTTTGCCTGCGCCCGGCAGGCCCATAATTAAAATTCGTTTAGTCATTTGTTGGATTTCCGTTTTCGTCTATTTCTAACCAAGTATGGTCGCCCATGTATTTTACATGCGCCATATACTTATAATCGACAGGAGGACTAGATGACCAATCTAGAGGTCCGTTCTGTGTAAGCAAAGTATGTTGCTTTCTTTCATCCCAAACTATCCAATATGCGTTACCCATTACCGGTTGAAAAGCATATACCGCTCCGTGTACAGCATCGGTAATTTCTAATCTACGTTTGATTTGGAGTGCCTGTTTTTCTAGAACAGCAACTAATTCCATAATGCGATCGTATTCTTGCTGGGCATACATCCTAGCATGATTAATCATTAGGTCTTTTTGTTTTTCAACAGGGACCATTTCAAACTTTGGTCCGCCCGCTTCGGTGGCATAGGGAGTAACATTCCTATTGAAAAAAGGAATTATAGATCCCGTGCTGGTCGAATCATAGCTGTTTCGACCCTTGGCCAAGTTAGGTTTTTGTATTTCCATAATTCACTTTATAGGTGCTCTCTGCGGCGCTTGAATCCACGGTAGCCCTGCTCTTCATGGCCGGTCCTTGTACATGGTCGACATTGACAAGTATTTCGGTGTTCCATTGTAGCTACTACAGAAAGCATTTATAAAATAACTTTATTAAAATATACTTCCAACAAGTGTCTTATGCTTGTTGTACCGTGTGCTATGCACATTTCCTTTGCGAGGCTCCCCCGGGTTTGGGCAACGTAGACGAAAGTATATTTTAATAAAGTGTCTAGCTACTCACACCACATGAGCCCTAGACTGAGCGGTTACTCTGTCCATAACATTTCTTCTTTTGGAAAGGTGTTATGCCTCACCCAATGCGTTCCCGGTGACTCTATCATGAGCTCGGATGGTCAATGCACTGAACACCTAGCACTCTCTATGGTAACTGCCCTACCCCCGTTTATTACGTGTACGGGATCACGGGTTATTTCTTTCCCCGCCAAACAACTCTGTAAACCCTCTTTTCTTAAGAATAGAAGTGTATACTTTATCTGCATCATTGTTATATGGAAAACAAAAGGCATGTGGATAGTATCCAAGATTTAACTTAAACCAATACATCATTGCCTCTGTATCACTAATTATAACATCAATTTTCTTTTGTAATCCCTGTATGATGCCCAGATCAATATGATTATGACCGTGGCCACCAACAGTTACATTAGGATCGAGTGTTAGTTCTTTTAACTGCTCAACGGTCATATAGTCTTCAAAGTTCCCTGCCCTTGCTTTAGCATGTGCTTCTTCACAAGTGGGAAAATTCAAATTCTGCCTGCTATCTCTGCAATATATATTTGAACTAACAAAAAAATACTTGTCTGTATTAATGTTTTTAATCTGCGGCCAATAATAATATTGGCTATACAATCCGTCGTCAAAGGTTAATATATAATCTTCTAAGGGAAGATCAAATAAAGCCTCTCCGACTTCATGTATCATTAATACAGGTTTCATTTAACCAGTACGGTGAATGATGTGATATCCAAATTGTGTTTGTACAGGTCCGCTAATATGCCCGATTGGCAGGCTAAAGGTTGCATCTTCAAAAGGCTTAACCATCATACCTGTACTAAACTGTCCTAGATCGCCACCGTTCTGTCCGCTTGGGCACTTACTAAAACTACGGGCCACTGCCGCAAAATCTTCCCCAGCAGAGATTTTCTCTTTTAAATCTACTGCCTCTGCCAATGTGGGCACTAAAATATGACTTGCTCTAACTTGACTCATTTTATTTCCTTTATTAATATGGTCGGTGTGACACGATTCGAACATGCGACCACTGCGTCCCAAACGCAGAGCTCTACCAAGCTGAGCTACACACCGTTATTCTTCTTTCTAATTTTCATTCCAACATAAGTTCCGCAA